TAAAAAGAAAACTTTGATGGGTTAAATGGCGTTAAAGAAACACCAAAGTCCATCAGGCGGTCTTAATGCTGCTGGTAGAAAACATCATGGAGTGAAAGCTCCTGTTAACAAAGGTACTAACCCTAGACGAGTATCTTTTGCTGCACGCTTTGCTGGCATGAAAGGACCAATGAAGAAACCTGATGGTAGTCCAACTCGTAAAGCCTTAGCTCTAAAGAAATGGGGTTTTGGTTCAGTAGCGTCTGCTAGAAGTTTTGCTAATAAAAACAAGCAAAGTGCTTGATATAGAACCAAGTCAAGACACTGATGCTTTACTAGCTTTCTTAACAGAAGAAAACTTTAAGTATTTACCTGAGCATAAAGATAATTTGATTTATGCTTACATTTTTCGATTGGTAAAACATGACGCAACTTTAGGTTATGTGTGGTTGTATGAACTAGCAGAAGGTAATAACAATTTTGTTACGCACATGTGTGTAGCACCAAAACATCAAGGTCGTGTGTTTACCAGACACACAGTAAATAAATTTTATCAAATGAGCTATCAGCTCGGAGCTGTTGCGTTGCAAACAGATGAAATAGACGCTGAACTTATAAAACTATATGAACGCATTGGCTGGTCAAATCAAAATGACCAAACAGTTGCAATTCAATTACCCTATCAATGGAGAAAATAAATGGGCAAAGCCAAAAAAATATTAAAAAAAGTAGTACCGAATGAAATAGTAGAACCTTTTTTACCGAAACCACCAGTTGAACCAGAGCCACCTGAGCCACCAATGGTAGAAGATCCAACTCCAAAACCAATAGAAGATGGTCCACAAATTGGAATACCAGGACCGATAGATAGTAATCCAGTAGTAACAGATGGTATTGCTGATTTAAAACCAGATCCAATTGTATCTGATCCCGCACCAGTTGAAGCAACACCAACGGAAACTGAAGAAACAGCTCAAGCCGTACAGCGTAAGAAAAAAGGTCGTAAGTCATTAATCAATACTAGTTCTACTGGTCTTGGTGGAAGTGCTACCGTTTATACCCCAACCCTTCTAGGTTAATTATATGCAAGATAAAAAAGCAGCAATGCTCGTAGATAGATTTTCTACACTTAAAACTACTAGGTCAACGTGGGAAAGTCATTGGCAAGAAATAGCTGATTACATGCAACCACGCAAAGCTGACATTACACAGCAACGAACTCGTGGAGATAAAAGAAACCAAGTAATCTTTGATGGCACTGCTATCCACGCCCTAGAGTTATTAGGTTCTAGTTTGCATGGTATGCTAACTAACGCAGCTACGCCTTGGTTTACCTTACAATACAAAGACACTATGTTAGCTGAAGATGATGCAGCTCGTGAATGGTTAGACGGTGTAACGCAAGATATGTACATTGCTTTTAATCGGTCAAACTTTCAACAAGAAGTACAAGAGCTGTACCAAGATTTAATATCGTTTGGTACATCTGCTATGTTTGTATCAGCTGATGAAAAAAACTTAATAAGATTTAACACCAGACACATTAAAGAAATATACATTGCTGAAAACGAAAGAGGACAAGTTGATACGGTCTTTAGATTATTTACCATATCAGCACGAGCTGCGGTCAAGTTATTTGGTGAAAACAATGTTGGTGCTGCTATCTTAAATAAATTTAAACATGATGTGTATGCCGATGTAGATTTACTACATGTAGTTATGCCACGAGATGGTTATGATACTAGTAAACAAGATGCCCAGAACATGCCGTTTAAATCTTGTTACCTAGATCCCAATGACGTTCACATGATTAGTGAGGGTGGCTTTCGTGAGTTCCCTTATGTTGTGCCAAGATACCTCAAAGCTAGTTATGAGATCTATGGTCGTTCACCATCAATGAATGCTTTACCTGATGTTAAGATGCTTAACAAAATGTCAGAGGTTGCTATCAAAGCTGGACAAAAACAAATAGATCCACCGTTAATGATACCTGATGATGGTTTTATGTTACCAATAAGAACTGTACCTGGTGGCTTAAACTTTTATCGTTCAGGTAGCCGTGATCGTATTGAACCATTAAACATTGGAGCTAACAATCCTATCACATTACAAATGATACAAGACCGTCAGCTAGCAGTACAAAAAACATTTTATGTTGACCAGTTGCTAATGGCTCAAGGTGGCAACATGACCGCTACTGAAGTATTACAACGTAATGAAGAAAAAATGAGATTGCTTGGACCAGTGTTAGGTCGATTACAGTCAGAGTTATTACAACCATTAATAGAACGAGTATTTAATATACTAATGAGATCTGATGTTTTTAAACCAGCACCAGAAATTTTAAATGGTATTGATATTGATATTGAATATGTAAGTCCGTTGGCTAAAGCACAAAAGTCAGGAGATTTAAATTCAGTAATGCGTGGTGTCGAGATCTTTGGATCAATGGCACAGTTTGCACCAGTTTTGGATTATTTAGATACCGATGGGTTAGTTAAATACATACAGAATACTTTGGGTTTACCAGCTAAAATAATTAAATCAGACGCTGAAGTAGCCCAATTAAGACAACAACGACAACAACAACAACAAGCCCAAGCAGAGCAACAACAGCAATTACAACAAGCTGAAGCTGCTGGAGCTGCTGCTCCGATGGTGAAGGCTATACAATAAGGAGAAAACTATGGCGGATGAGCAACAAAATCCTAACCAAGAAGAACAACAAGAAAAGATTAATCAGTTAGTAACTGATTACAAAACTACTTTTGGCACTGAGAATGGTGCAAGAGTATTAACTGATTTGCAAAATCGTTGTCACCTATTTTCGACAACTAATGTCAAAGGTGATGCCCATGAAAGTGCATTTAACGAAGGACAACGAGCTGCAATATTATTTATAACCCAAATGATGAATAGGAAAATATAATGGAAATTTTAAATTATATAACAAAAGCACGAGAACTATGGCTATCTTTAAAATCTAAATGGAAAGCTGCTAGCGTAATAGTAGCCATAATCATAATTTATTTAATCATAACATAAGGAGAACACTATGTCAGAAGATCAGGTAACGGCTGTCGAACAACAAAGCCAACCGTCTGAGTCAACTGCAACAGAAACTCCAACTACAGAAGTTAGTTGGCGTGACAGTTTACCAGACGATATAAAAGGTAATACTTCATTAGAAAAATTTAGTGACGTATCAACATTAGCTAAAAGCTACATCAATGCTGAATCAATGATCGGCAAAGATAAGATGGTAGTGCCAGGAGTAAATACTACTGAAGATGAGTGGAATGATATTTACACTAAACTGGGTAGACCATCGACACCAGATGAATATAATTTAGAACTAGCCTTAGAAGAAGGTGAAGTTGTGGATGACCAACTGTTTGCATCGTTTAAAGATGCAGCTCATAAGAATGGGTTATCACCACAACAAGCTCAAGGCATTCTAGATTATTACAACAACATCAGCACACAAACTTTAAACGAACAAAGTAATGCTGGTATGTTAGCCCAAGAACAAAGCTCACGAGAGCTGCGTGAAGAATGGGGTCGTAGTTATGATGACAACCTATCTAAAGCATCACAAATAGGTAAACAATACTTAGGTGAAGATGCGTTCCAACTGCAAATGGCAGATGGTTCTATGCTAGGTGATAATGCTACCTTGATAAAAGGTTTGGCAAAATTAGCTATGGTGATGTCAGAAGATACACTTGTGGGAGATAAAGACTCTGTTACAAGTAACGCTGGTGTCCAAGATCAACTTAACAATTTAACTGCACCGACTAGTCCGTACTGGAACAAATCAGATCCACAACACGATGCTACCGTGCAAAAAGTTTATGCATTAAGACAAGTTCTTAATGGCTAAAATATTTAGAACAACTGCTAGTCAGCTCTAAGTGACGATGGGGAAAGACCCATCACCTACCAGGTGTAAAATGCAAGCCAACCCTTCACAGGATAATTGACTGTAATCAACCTTTATTAACTTAAACCACGAAAGGACTTATAATGAGTTCAGAAATCACAACTTCGTTTGTCGAACAATATTCTTCAAACGTAGCTATGCTGGCACAGCAAATGGGAAGCCGTTTGCGTTCAGCTGTTGATGTGGAAACAATCACTGGAAAGAATGCATTTTTTGACCAAGTTGGCGTAACAGCTGCTATTCAAAGAACGTCAAGACATGCTGACACTCCACAGATTGATACACCACATGCAAGACGTAGAGTTAGTTTAGCCGATTACGAATGGGCTGACCTAATAGACGATCAAGACAAAGTAAGAATGTTAATAGATCCAACTTCTTCTTATGCAAAAGCTGCTGCTGCTGCAATGGGTAGAGCTATGGATGATGTTATCATTACTGCTTTAGGCGGATCAGCAGACACTGGTGAAACTGGGGGAACAGCTGTTGCCCTACCTTCAGGCAGTAAGTTTGCAACATCAGATCAATCAGATGGATTAACTGTAGCTAAATTAATAGCTGCAAAAAAATTCTTTGATTTAAATGATGTAGACCCTTCGATCCCTAGATTTATTGTAGCTGGTGCTACGCAGATGTCTGATCTGCTTGGTACTACTCAAGTTACTTCTAGTGATTTTAACACCGTCAAAGCTCTAGTTCAGGGTGACGTTGATACCTTCATGGGTTTCAAATTCATCTTGTCAAACAGACTAAGCCTTGATGCAACTAACACGGATGATAGAAAAATCTTTGCTTTCACACAAGATGCTATCAAACTTGGCGTAGGTAAAGATATTACTGCTAAGATTGATGTTAGACCTGACAAATCGTATGCTACACAAGTGTACACTTGCATGTCTATTGGTGCAACTCGAATGGAAGAAAACAAAGTTTTCCAAATTCCGTGTAACGAATAATAGTTAGGAGATAAATTATGGGTACTAAAAACTCAACTTTAGTGGCTAACTTTGAAGCCCTACCACAGGTAGCAAATAGTGCTAGCCTTTTACATGGCGTTGTTCGTGTAGCACAAGGCACTATAGCTCTTGCAGCTGGTGACAGTGATGACAATGATATTGTTATGCTTGCACCAATTCCAAGTAACGCTGTTGTATCTCAACTATTTATTGGTTCAGATACGCTAGGTGGATCGTGTACTTTCAATGTTGGAAT